ACTAAACCAGATATTGGACAGTTTCTTTCTGAATGGACAAGCCTTTATAACAGTCACTCTGGAGAGCGTGGTATCTTCTCACGAGCCGCAAGTAAAAGTCAGGCTAAGAAAAACGGGAGGCGCAATGGAGATTTTGACTTCGGTACTAACCCCTGTTCAGAAATCATACTACGACCATACCAATTCTGTAACCTTACAGAAGTCGTTGTACGGGCAGAAGATACTCCAGAGTCACTATCTAGAAAAGTTCGAGTAGCTACTATCCTGGGTACATTCCAGTCTACTCTGACGCACTTCCCTTATCTGCGTAAGATTTGGAATAAGAACACAGAAGAGGAGCGACTGCTTGGTGTGTCCTTCACTGGCATTCTTGATAACAAATGGATGGGAGAGGTAAGTGACAGCACTGCGAAAACTCTTGAACAGTTACGGGAAGTCGCCGTTAGCACCAACGCAAACATTGCAGCAACTCTGGGAATCCCTGTGTCTGCTGCTATTACTTGTGTTAAACCTTCTGGCACTGTGTCTCAACTTGTTAATTCTGCCTCTGGTATTCATACTAGACATAGTGACTATTATGTTCGGCGTGTTCGTGGCGACAAGAAAGACCCGCTGACTAAGTTTTTGACAGAAGCAGGTATTCCTACTGAGGACTGTGTGATGCGTCCAGACAGCACTGCTGTGTTTTCTTTCCCAGTGAAAGCACCAGATAATGCTAGGACTCGTGAGCACTTAACTGCTTTGCAGCACCTGGACCTGTGGCTAATGTATCAACGGCACTGGTGTGAGCACAAGCCTTCTGTCACTATCTCTGTTAAGGAAGATGAGTGGATGGATGTTGGAGCGTGGGTATGGAGGAACTTCGATGAAATCTCTGGTATATCGTTCCTGCCTTGGGATGGGGGCACTTATCGTCAAGCACCTTATGAGGAGTGCAGCAAAGAGCAGTACGAGGAACTTCTTGCTAAGATGCCTAGCGATATTGCATGGGATAATCTTAAGGAAGAAGACGATAATGTCGAAGGAGCACAGACCTTAGCCTGTGTAGCTGGGCACTGCGAAATATGACAATCGAACTAAGTTTAATTGCTGGTGTTATGATGGGTATTGAATTTGTCCAAGACCCAGAGGACGGTACAAACTTTGTAGTAGTAGACTTTCTGTTTGTCCGTATTCTATTTGGATGGGGTTAGATACAAAGCCATCTCGTCTTTCCTGCGCTTGACCAATCCAGGTAGCTCTTTGCCGCCTGCTTTGGTCCAAGCCATGAAGGCTTCTGCTGCACCGTCATAGTCTCCACGGTTGTGTTTCATCCTTATTGTAGAGCGTTGGAGATTGCCGAGGCCAACATTGAAAGAGAAGGAAACGAGGCTGTCAAAGCGAGACTGAGTAAGACCAGAAGGACACAATCGTAGTACGCCTCGCTCGAACGTAGCCAAGTCGTTGGATAGGATCTCGTCCACTTCTGCCATTGAAAGGGTTCTGTCCCATCCTGGGGGAATTGGTAGGTTCTTTCGCTCATCTAGCTTTACTCCAATATGTGTGGAATCAATGACATGACCAACGCCAACAGTCCATAGAAGTGCAGGACAACGATAAGGGCGAGTCCTAACGCCTTCATGGTGTTTTATCATGTCGATGCATTCTTTTGATACTTTCATTTCTTAAAGCTCTGAGTACCAAACCAGAAGGCAATCACGCTTGAGAAGATGATAGCGCTGTCCTCATCCCAGAGGATTGACATAGCCTGCTCGAAAGGCACACCAGTCTTCCAGGCGTAGAAGAAACCAAAGATGTTGACAAAGAGCAGCATCACGAACATACCATAAGTAATCAATGGACGTACTGATGCACGCAGGTTAATAACCCACTGCGAGGCTCCTTTACCAATCTCGATGTCATGTGCGTACAAGGCTTGCCTCTCTTGCACCTGTGTCTGCATGGCTATCTGATCTGTCCTAATCTCTTCTATCTTCTGCTGTGCCAAGAAGCCACGCTCTGCCATCTGTAGCTCACGCTCAGTCTGCATACGAGCCATATCAAGCTCATGCTTCTTATCTGACCTATCTTGGAAGAAGTCTAGGAACTTGGGCAGACCGCCCATTAGGAAGGACACAAGAGTAGATAGTAAAGTAATCATTACATTAGCCCCATAAATTTAAATACACCATACACACACCCAGATACAACCAATATCCAAAACATCTCTCGTCTTGTCTCCATACGCTTGCGATAGAAGTCATCGTTTAACTCTAAGTGCTGCTTACGCATCTGCGTGATAAGGGACTTAACCTCAGAGACAGCAGCCCTGCCATACTCCTGCTCAATCTGCCTGTACATTTCCTGCTCTGCGTCCCTAATCTGCCTGATGATTTTGTATTCTTCATAGGCGGTCATGAACATCATGTCACCACGGCGTTCAATCTGCTGCTGCTTACGCTTCCAGGCTAGTCTTGCTTTGGCTTCTTCGTCTAGGAAAGCATTGACTTCGTTAGCAGTTTCTTTAATCTCCCTGCCAACTTGTACAGCTTCTTTGATGCCAGAGAGTGCGGCTCTGGCAGTTGCGGCTGGATCGCTCACTTAATTACTCTTGCTCTTCTTGAGGCACTTCACCTCGACTCTTTAAACGCTGGCGTACAAACTCATTACTAAAGTCTGAATCTGTCTCCATCTTTTCGCCAAAGATAATATTTGTTGCTGCAGCACGCATACGCTCTGCTACTCGTTTCATAATAAAATTCTTTTGAGCTTTAGTATACTGATTAAATGTAGGATCAGCAATGACTTGTTCTAGTTCTTGACGAATCATTTCTCCAGATAGTTTTGAGTATTTTTCATAGGTAGTTTCGTCAAGTTCAACACCTCGAATTTTCTTCTCTGGTTTGGTGTATGTAAAGCCAACATCTTCAATTACTTTTTGTAGTGGTGTTTGAGTAGCTGCTTTAGTAGCAATACCTAGTGTACCACTTACACCGTAGCCAATATTTTCTTTAGGCTGGCCTAAGATATCATACTTAACTGGAAGGTCTGTTCGTAGTCCAGGAATTCTGTTTGCTAAAGCAGAACCAAATGTTGTTATCTCACGCTGAACTGGGTCAGTACCACGAGCAAACTGAGCTACAACTCCTGGCACTAATAAGCCAGCAAAGCTATTAATATAAGAACCACCATATCTATCTGGATCATGCACTGCTTGTAGCAATCCAGTAATACCTTCTAAGAATGTTTTAGATGTAAGATTTTTTGTAATAGCCAGTACAGCATCAACTGCAACCTTCTCTGTTTTTTTGTCTTTGTCTGGTGTTTTAAGGTAATCAATAGTAGTCTCAACACCATCAGCCACAATACCTAACACAGTAGCAAGCGGTTCGATACGGGCGTAAGAGTACCAAGTATCTCCAATCTTAACAGAATACTCAGGTATTTTAGCAGCTATCATAGCTTCTCTACGGCCTGGGTCTTTTGGATAACTGCCTGTTAAGTTTTGATCAATAACAGCCTTAGCAGCCATTCCAGTTAAACCTGCACCAATTAACAACCTAGCCGCTGCTTCATCTCGGCGTCCTTTGAAAGACTTCATAAACAAACCAGCACCAGCATATGACAAAGCGTCTTTAAGAATATTAATAGGTGTCTTAATAAACGGAGCAATGAACACTAACTCTGGAACCTTAGCCTTTGCTCTTAGCATCATGTTCCCAATCTCGCCAAGTTCCTGCTGGAATGTTTGAATCTTAGAAAAGTTTATTAGCTCATCAACTAAATCTGGCGATAGTTTTTTAAGCTCTTGTTGCCATACTCGTTCATTGCCTATTTTTGTAGGATCAGAGATGTCAACTGTACGAAGTTTAGTATACATTTCATCTCTAGTTAAACCACCAAGTTTATCTTCTGGCAATGATTGAGCTATTCTATATGCCTTAGCATTAAGCTGCATCCTACGAAAGATAGCTTTTGAAAACTCATCAATAGCTACCGAAGCTTTAGTAGGAGCAGTTACTACAGGAGCAACAGCTTTTTCAATTGGACCAGATGTAACTGATCTACCAAATCCCATAGTAGTATCTACAACAGTAGAGTCCAGCGGCATTCCTTCTTTCCAACCTTGTTGAAAAAAACCTATTCCATCAGCTATGCCATCAAAGAATCCACGCATCATTGCAGTAGTCTCACCTAGTTTAACTTTATTCCCAGGCATTAAACCAAGCAATGCTCGTTCTGTAATTAAGAAAGGTGCTTTAGCAATTGTTGACAGCAAGTTAACAACTGGCGTACCAAGAGCAGAAATATAAGAGTTAATAACTAACTCTGACATTCTATTTCTCCAAGAAGGTGTTTCAGCAACCTTCTTAGTTAGCTTAGCCTTAAGATCGACTTTAGCGCCTTGATCAACATTCATATTATCAATATTACGCAGCGCATCAAAGTATGCATCTACCGCTTGTTTACAGGCGTCAGGATTCTTTAACACTTAAAACCTCCAAGGTAGGGCGGCAGCGTACCGCCCTGATCAATTATCTTTTTAACTTGTTTTGTATATGCTAATGCTCTACCAATATTACTAATGTTTCCATCTAAAGAGGCAGATAATGCAGTAATTTGTGCAAGCTGTTGTGTAGCATAAGCATAGAACTCTTCGTTGTTTTGTTCTTTAGCTATCCTAGCTACCTCTTTAAGACTATCAAGATGTGCAATATCGCTGGCTAAGTTTTTAGCAATAGCCGCTACAACCTCAGCGCCATATATTTCTTCTTGTTTACGGTTAATCATGCTGTTGACTGCAACTTCATACGGCAATGACTCACCTTTAGTTTCTACTTGCGCCCAGGTTTTAGCTGCCTTCTCTCTATTAAACCGTCCAAATGTGGGACCAACAAGAGAAGCCAGGGCATCAGTAACTTTATTATTAGTAGCTAAGGCAGTCTTAAGATTCTGTCCTCTGTAAGGATTATCAGGCGACAACATCTTTTTTATCTGCTCAGGATTTAAAGGAGCAGTTCTGACTGGATCAGTAAGGTAGTCCCTAATATCACCAGTGCGTTCAAACTTAGTAGCTGATGAAGCCTCTGCAATATCATCACCAGTTACTTTAGCAGCTTTTAGATTTGTTTGCTTTTCTAAGTCTGCTTTAATTGCAGCATTTTGCGCCTGAGCTACTAAGTCTGGCTGCTGTCCTTTTAGTAGAGCGGCTTGTCCCTGAGCAGTAGTTGCCTCTGGTAATTCTTTTGCACCGCGAAACAATGCTGCAGCTTGCGGGTTAGTAGTTTCTAATGCTGTTGCTACTTCTTCAAAAGCTTTTGGAGGAAGAATACTGACATCTTCGTACCGAGACAGAACGTTGTCTACGATTGATTGGTCTGCTTCTGGTAGTTTAGATAGCAGCGCTGCTGGCTGTTCAGATGGTGTTATTGCAGGAAGCTCTGCTTCAATCTCTTCTCTTGTTTTAGTTACAGCCTGTGGTTCTCCTTCTACCTTGGCTGCAGCTTCGTCTGCCTTACGAGCAAACCGTCCAGCAAGAGCGCCAACACCAGCACCAAAGACAGAACCAACACCAGCACCAAAAGCAATATTGCGTAACCGAGAGTCGTCAAACTCTTGATATACAGGTTCTATAGCTCCTTGAACAGCGCCTAATGTGCCTAATTGACCAGCGCCTTTAAGTGCTGTTTTTGCTGTAAAGCCAATTAAGTTTGTAGGATCTCCTGCAACAGCGCCAGCAAAGTAACCGCCAAGCGTAGCTACTGGTCTTTGAGATAACATAGCCCTATATTCTTGTTCTTTCTCAAAGTCTGTTAGTTGTCTTTGACCAGGAGCTACTAAGCTTGTTGTCTCTGCTGATATTGGAGTTCCTTGCATACCAGTTAAAGGATCAAAATATCCTTCTGGTGTTACTCCAGTTTGCTCTGTAGCTGACACATCAATACCAGCTTTACGAAGAAGGTCTGCACCCCCTCTAATAAAACCAGTTGCTCCTCGTTCAGCGCCTCGAGCAAAAGATTCACCTGCACCAAACTCTACATCAGCTAGTAATTTTAATGCAGTAGTAGATACAGCATCAAGATTACCATCAGCTAGGGCTTTTAAGTCTGATGTAGATAATGCGTTTAATACAGATTGTTTTATTTCAGCCATTATTTATTTTTCAAACGTCTTTCAAGTTCTTGTTGGAAAATGTTTGGAACTGATGCTCCAGGTGCTGGTTGCCCAGGACTGGCAGCGGTTCCAGCGCCTCCTCTAAACAATTCTCTACGAATTACATTACCTTGTTTATCTAAAATATCGTAGCCAATTGGTAGACCGCCTGCCCCATATACAGTCTGTCTTTGTATTCCACCACCTGCTGCAGCCTGTGCTCTAGCATAGTCAGTCTTAGTTTCTATAGGTCCATATGCTTTTTTACTGTATGGATTTAACTGAACATTACCTTCATCGTCTGTTGTTTGAACAAAAAACTTACCTTCTTTCTTAACGATTGCGTCACCGTTAGTAGTAACAAGATTAGTTTCTTTTGCCTCTGCTGCTTGTTTTTGTTTAATTGCTAAATCTGCTTCAGAAATAGCAAGTTGACGTTCACGCAACCCACGGCCAAATTCTTGTTCACGATATTTAGCAGCTTCTTGAGCAGCCATCATAGCCTGTTGACCATACCCTAGCTCAGAAAACCTGTTAGCCATAGCTTCATAGGATGCAGCAGGATTAGCTGGATCAAAGTTAGTCATAGCTTCATTAAACACACGCTGTGTCTCAGCTACTTTACGAAGTGATGGATCAGATACTTCAAAGAATCCACGACCACCAAACAGGTTAGCAAGACCACGGCCAATAACAGCGCCTGATGTAGAGGCTAATCCTAGTTGAGGATTCTGAAAGTTTTGATAACGCTGAATCTCTTGCTGTGCTAACTGACGAGCAAGGTACTCAGGGTCATTTTGTAACATCTGTTGTGCTGACATTCCCATACTTATCTCCTGTTAAACCATACCTGCTGGAGGAACCGTAGAAGAGGACCCAGCCCATCTACTCCATTGTGCGTCACTCCACGGACTAGAACCTCCCCAACCACCGCCTCCCATACCACCTCCTCCACCGCCTCCCATACCACCAGAGGCAGCGCCAATCAGTGATTGTAGGAAGGCAGCATTAGCAGCGTTAGCTTGTTGTACGCCTTGGTAGCGAGTCTGAGCAGCTTGTGATAAACCTTGTCCAAGTAAGCCAGCGCCAGCCTGTGCTCCAGGTTGAGCAGCTTGTCCAACAGCAAGGCCCATCTGGAATGGTTGTTGACCCATCTGTTCGACTGAACCTACAGCACCAAGCAAAGATTGAAGCGGAGAAAGAGCTTGACCAGGAAGCGCATACTGCTGACCAAGAAGACTTGTGCCAGAACCAAACAAACCAGTTCCATAATTTAATTGTTGTTGAGCGCCTTGTTCAGCTTGGGCAGCCAGCATCAAGTCCTGCTGTCTGCGTGCGTTGGCTAATGTAGCAAGTTCTGGTTGACCAGTAGGACCAACACTTAAACCAGCACGGCCACGACCAAATACAGAAGATGCTAGTCTTTGTTCTTCAGCAGCACGAGGCTGGGCTAGGAGTGCCTGTTGCTGACTAAAGTATCGTTGACGTAACTCTTCAGGAGACTGTGCTAGGTACTGTTGACCAAGGTCAAACAACCTTGTTGCAGCTAGTCCTAGAGGTCTTGCAGCAGCCTGGGCTTCCTCTGCAGTGGTGACAGCACCACCAGTCAAACCCATCAGCCTGTCTTGGATAGCTCGTAACTCTGGAGCTACTTCATACTCTGCCGATGTAACACGAGGAACCCCGCCTACATCTGTAATACCAAAGCGTGAAGTACCAAAGCGACTAGTCATCCCGACTGGTCTAAACGCAGCTATGTTAGCCGCTTGTCTACCTGCTGCAGCCTGCTGTTCAGCAGCCTCATTAGCGGCTCTCCTGGTAGAACTAGCACCAGTAAACGGATCTAATATTCTTCCTACTGCTCTGCCCATTATAAACTCCTGTAGTAAATCTTATAAGTGTTACCGTCCTTACCTACGGCGTAGTCTCCAAATTTAAAACCTATTGACTCTCCAAACTTACCTAACTTATCATTATCTACTAATCCGTATATCGGTAGATTTAGTAGTGACTGTAGTTGGTTTAAATCTCTAATATAATGTTTCTTTATTTCTGCAGTCCACTTAAATACATCTGTGTGGATAAAGACTAAGTTATTAAACCATTCAATGTATATTATGTAGTGTTTTCGTAATACTATTGGTATCTTCACTTAAGAACTTCGTAAATAATTAACTCTGCTCCAGATTGTTGGAGCCGTGCGTCATCTGTTGAATTTGGAATATAAACATTAACTGGTCTATTACTAGCACTATTTGCTGCTGCCCAACCTGTAGACACACTCTGAGAACCTGAACCAAGTCCAGACCAATATTGAGAAATATTTATTAAAAAAGGAGCGTTTGATAATTGAGTTGTAGCAATGCCAGTATATTTTGCTGTTGATCCAACTTTTAAATTTAAATAACCAGAAGCGTTATCAAAACTATAACAAGGTATTGTTCCTACAATAAGAATATCTGAAGTAGATGAATCATAAGTTTTAGTAAATGAACCAAGACTTAAATCATAGGTAACCTGAGAACTTGTAACAGTTCTTGTGGTAAACACAATACTAGATACTTTAACAATTATACCCGCAGGGAATCTAGCAGCAGGAATAGTACCTGATGTCAACTGAGTAGCATTTAGTGCAGTAAGGTTCGCACCTGACGCAGCAGGTAATGTAGCAGGAAACCTAGCATCTGGAACAGTACCAGAAGATAAGTTAGATGCGCTCAGGTTTGTAATTGTGTTACTCGAACCAGATATAGTTTTATTTGTCAGAGTTGCAGTAGCGGTTCTTTCATTAGTGATAGCCGTAGTATCTGCTGCCGAAACAAAAGCAGTAGTTGCAATTTGGGTGTTACTTGTCCCACTTGATGCTGTAGGCGCTAACGGTGTACCAGTCAGAGTAGGACTATTGGTGTCTGCCTTAGATGAAATAGCTGAGGCAATATTATTAAACTCGGTATCAATCTCTGTGCCTTTAATAATCTTACCAGCGTTACCGCTAGGCAAAGAATCTTTAGCCGCAAAGTTAGTGGCTTTGGTATAATTACTCATATTATTTTTCCTTGTTTAATATAAACATCAATCCTTTGAATAGAAATAGGGTTTCCATTAATCTCAGCTTCTAGTCCTATCTGTATAACTGCACCTGTGCCACCAGCTTGTATCTTAAATTTATCTAAAACAATACCGTCTGAGTATTCAGCAATATTGTACTCACCTATATTATACTCGTAAGTTGAACCTGTGTCAAGTTTTTTCGTAAAGGCAAAGAAATTTTCGTTATAGTCAAAACCCCATTTTACAGCCACATCCTGGTTAGAGCCGCCAATTGCGACAAAACCAATCTGCTTCATAATCTTTTCTTTGGTAGGAGCATCGAAGTCAAAGTAGTTTGTGTAGTAACTAAACCGATAGTTAGTACCGTTGTCAGTATGACCAAAGTATTTACCAATATATCCAGGCTTTCCAATGTATAAGTCTTTAGTATTAGTAACCACAAAAGACTGAGGTTCAATACTTGTCCATGTAGTAGTCCTAGCAGAACCGTCTTGTAGTGCTCCTCTCATATCAAAGCAATAAACAAACTTAGTAGTAGGTAGAGCAAGCAGATAAAAAGCATCTCGCTCATAGTAGACAGAGCGAATATTAGTAACTGTCTCAGAGGCCACGTTAGTCATCAAGTCATCACGAACATTCTTAGAGATGTCTCGCATAGGTAAAGACTTTTCTTGAATGACTCGCTGCAAGCTACGAACACCACCATCAGACAAGAAAACAACATCTGTACCAGTATTCTGAACAGAGTCTCTGGCTACACACCCAACATTAGGAATGTAGTCAACCAATGTCATAATCGTAACATCAATAGGATCTCTGTAAATTGCAATGTTATTACGACCAAATATAATTAGGAATCCGTTATGTGCTGCAAGAGCAACAATCTTGTCTGTATTAGGAAACACTGCGTTTAAAGATAGAGAACCTGAGTCACCGCCTTGGAAGTCAGCACTGTCTAGCAAACGGCTAAAATAAACCGTCTGTGGATCTCCTGCAATGTCAGCTAGCCAGACCCTGCCATAGGCAGCAAGAGCGCAGTTAGGTGTAAAGTCAGTTGTTGTATAGCCTGTTGGTAGAGAACCTACATCACCAAGACGCTGAAAGCCAAAGGTTCCACTATCGTGTGCATGAGGACCACTACCAGACGCAGGAAGTTCATGGAACACTAGAGTCTGATGACCAGACTGTGCCAATATAACATGAGGCTCAGCATCAACACCATCTCCATAGGGCAAAGCAGCACCTTGCCAATTGTTAGCAGTAATCGTATATGTTACGTCACCAGTATTGCCAGTATTCCTGACAGTCTTGGTAGTCATCGTAGTTGTGCCAGTAAACAACTTATTGTTGCCAGCACTGATAAATTGAGAAGACCCATTATCAATCATCTCAAACATAAACTGTACTGGATTTGCAGCACCAAGGTCAGTATTGACTGTGCTATTTACTGGTGTCCAGCCTCTACGAGCACCAATACGACCATAACGGTCAATGACGCAGTTATCTGCCTCAAGCGCAAAGCCTGAAGACAATGATACTGCTGACTCTTGGATGTTTAGTCCAAAGAATCCTGGCGCAGCAATAGAAGAGGTTAGAGTTTCTTGAGCCATTAAACTGAATCCCAGAGGAATTCATCAGGATACTTATTACCTTCGATGGAGATATGGTCTGCCAGACTGGTCTGGTACAACTGATATGCTTCTGAGCTACGCAGTCCACCGTCTTCTCCACGCTCTGCCAGTGCTTTAGCGTAGGCTAGGAAGATTACTGGTTCAGCAGGAACCTTAAGTTGTGTAGAGTTAGCAGACAACTCATCCTGTGGCTTGATGATGTTAAAGTTAATTGTGTATACGCCATCAGGAATAGGATAGAGGTCTACCTGTGTGTCACCATTGGAGTCTACACCGTTAAAGTTATAGTAGCGTGGAGAAGACTTCTCAGGTGTATCAACTAAGAACCACTCATCCATCTCCATCGTGGAGGCATTATTTAGAAACCAGTTGCTGGTGTCATTAATCACATCAAAGACACGAAAGCGGATACCTGCGTCAGTCATGACATAGTTAAACAGATCCGCTGAAGTAGATACAGTCAATGTCTCTGACAGAGCATTCCAGTTATAGGCATCTTCTACTTGTCGCTTGGCATCGTTGACAAACTTACCAATCAGCTTGGAGTAGGATGTATCAGTAACAGATGTAACCTCTGCCTCACGAAGACGAATAAGGACATCATTGACAAGTTGGAGATAAGTTTTGTTAGCCATTTAGCAATCCCATTTGCGTAATGATAGAGCCTTTCTAGTTGGTCTACCTTTTTCATCCTTCATTGGTCCAGGCATTCCACTCATACGAGCGCAGAAAGATTTCCTACGAGCAGCAGCCTTGGGAGACTTCTTAGCCTGCTTTGAGGACACTGGAGGCTTTAGGTTAGCGCCTTCCTTAGCCTTGAAGTATGCTCTGCCTTTGGCATTTAAGCCGCCTTCTGGATTCTGATATACCTTCTTAACCATTTATTTCTTCGCAGTCTTTTTAGCTTCTTTAAATGCCTTAGCAGTAGGAGCGCCCTTGGTTCCAGGCTTACGCATCTTCTCGCCGCTACCTTCTTTGATACGCTTACGCTTAGCCCAGATATTTGCGTAGAGTCCTTGTTTCATTTCTTAGCCTTTTTCTTTTTAGCTAGACCAGCCATAGATAGACCGATAGCTACTGCTTGTTTCTGCGGATAGCCTTCTTTACGAAGTTTACTAATCTTTGCAGAGGCAGCTTCTTGTTTGCCTTTCTTCGTATATGGATACTTCTTACCGTTGACCATAGGCATAATATATCTCCTTAGTTTTGGAATTGAACTGCCTGCTCTGGTACATATTCTACTGTGGCAATATACGTTACAGAACTTGTGCCAGTATTTTGTACACGAATCTCATCGCCTTCTTGAAGAACTACTTCTGTATTACCATCTAGAAGAATGAAGTCTCCTGCTCCTAAGTTCTTACCGCCAACTACAAAGTATTCGGTGTTAGTAGACTTATCGTACCAATAGACCTTTGGAGTTTCTGTACCAGTAAGACTGATAATATACATCATCTTCCAGTAGGCAGTATTCTTCGTAGGTACTGTAAGGATAGTTTCCTTAGTGGCGTTAGTCCTAGTAGTAATGGCAGATACTTTTCTACTCATTTCTTACCTAGCCACTTCTGAACAGTGTCAGTTTCATAGATGCGGAACGAAGTCCACACAATAGTAAACAGAGCCGCAATAGCAGGCAGAATCTCTGCTAACGTGCCAATAACTGTCACCACAGACAGGGCATCAGTTACTTGCTTGACTCCCTCGGTTGCTTGCGTTGCCATACTATCTCCATTTAGGTCCTTCAATCCAAGCTACTAGCGAGTGTCTAGTGCCTTTGGTTACTGGATTTACTTTGTGTACTATGAAAGACGGGAAGATTAGTGCTGTTCCTTGTGTCTTTAATTGTTCTGCATTAGGTGCTGTAAGATGTAATGGTTTCATTTCAAAATCACCACCTTCATACTCTGCTGGGTCTGTTAGTTGGCATACAAAGGAAAGTTTCCTGTGCGCTAATCTACCATCATCCCAGTTTACATCGTTATGCCAATTATAATATCCTTGGTCTTCTGCGTTATACTCAGTAAACTGTAACTCGTTTAAGTGCCACAGTTCTGCACCAAAGGCATTATGGTTAGCAATATGGAATAGGTTAGTTATCTCTGGATACAACCAACCTAGTTCCTGGTTATCTCTAGTAATCCATCGAACCTTACTTCTACGCACATTGGTGTTTACGTTAGAGCCTTGAAAACCTATGATTGCGTCTTGCGGTTCAATCTTACTTGCTTCTTCTACTATCTTCTGGCAGAGGTCTTTGTTATACCTTTGTTGCCACATTTGCCACATTGCATTCATAAATATATTCTTTTTATTTTATTTTACTAAGTTAAAAGCAGCAGGTCTTGCATCTTTTAATTCTTCTGGTGTTTGAGCATTAATTATTACAGGGTCAGTCGTAGCATCTCTTAATGCTTGTTTTTTAATAGCAATTTCTGATTGAAGAGTTGTATTACCTAATTCAACTGCTTTCATAAACTCAACATCAAGTTTTTCTAAAAGTGTTTTTCTTTCTAATCTAATTAAATTTTTTTTTATTTCTTTTGCTTTATTCATATTTACTGTAATCATTTGCTATTCCTTTGTTCAAGCCATGCTGTATGCCCAAGGCCGTAACCATCGGGATTAGAAAAATCATATTCCCAAGCATTACGAAATGTTCGATCTATAGCAACAACGGAAACATCAACAATTTTATAAGGCATACCTGCTGGAACATCTTTTTTTGCAAGTTCTTCTATAGTATTTAATGGATTTGAAAACCACTCAGGAGAACCAGCTATAACAGCAACTCCTACATCAGGATCTGGGTAAAGTATTCTTTTATCAAGTCCCATATAATATTCCTTTTAATTAAAGAAACACAACAACATAAACGTCTGTTGGATCAGTACCGCTATCTCCAAATATACCAAAAGTACTAACAGAAGTTGTGCTTGGCCTTCTAGCTGTTGTTGAGGTATCAGATGATAATATAGCGTGTCCTATTGCCCATTGACCTTCTTTTCTATAATTAGTAGCAAATGCACTATATGTTGATGCAGATAATGCATTTGTAAAATTAACAGTATATGCGCTTGCTCCAACATCAGTAATACTTGAAGCATTAAAACTATTTCTAATTGCTGGTGTTCCTGTGCCGTTAAAATTTACCCACATCCTAACAACAGCTGTTCCACTAGGACCAGTTGGGCCAGTTGGACCAGTAGGACCTGTTGGTCCAGTTGCCCCACTAGGTCCAGTTGGACCAGGAGATCCAGGAGATCCTGTAGGTCCTGTAGGGCCAGTTGCACCAGTTGGACCAGTAGGGCCAGTAGGTCCAGTTGGAATAGTAAAATTAAAAATAGCTGCGGAGGAAGTCCCACTATTAGTAACAGATGCACTACCACCTGCAGGACTTGTAGTTGTAGGTCCTACAGAAATAGTCGCGGCTGTTCCATTTGGACCAGTAGGCCCAGGAGAGCCAGCAGGACCAGTTGGTCCAGGTGAACCAGTTGGGCCAGTTGCTCCAGTTGGGCCAGTGGGACCAGTCGGTCCTGTTGGTCCTGTTGGTCCTGTTGGTCCAGTTGGGATAGTAAAATCAAATATCGCAGCACTGCTCGTACCGCTATTTGCTACAGAAGCGTTACCGCCAGCAGGACTTGTAGTTGTGGTTCCTACTGCAATAGTTGCTGCTGTGCCTGTTGGACCAGTCGGGCCTGTTGGTCCAGTAGGACCAGTAGTTCCAGTAGGACCAGTCGGGCCTGGAGGTCCTGCATCGCCCTGAAGTCCTTGTGGGCCAGTAGGCCCTGTAGGTCCTGTTAATCCAGTAGGACCAGTCGGACCAGTATCGCCTTGTAGTCCTTGAGGTCCTGTTGGACCTGTTGGGCCAGTGGGTCCAGGTGGGCCAGCATCGCCTTGTAATCCTGTTGGTCCAGTTGGTCCAGGTGGTCCTGGAACTGTAGAAGCTGGGCCTGTTGGACCAGTAGGTCCTGTTGGGCCAGTAGGTCCTGTAGGACCAGTATCACCTTGTAAGCCCTGTGGACCTGTTGGTCCAGTTGGGCCAGCGGGACCAGTAGAGCCTGTTGGTCCGGTAGGGCCTGGAGGACCAGCTACACCAGTAGCGCCAGTGGGTCCAGTTGGACCAGCGGGACCAGTTGGACCAGTTGCACCAGTAGCTCCAGTTGGACCTTGAGGGCCAGTGGGTCCAGTTGTGCCATTAGGTATTCCTAATGCTAATGATATAGTATTGGAGTTATACGAAACTGTAGGCGTAGAGCCAGCAGGTAAAGATGAAACACTGACATCTAAGCCAGTGGTAAAATCAATTGTACTTTGAGCAGATGCAGCAGCGGCAGCAGCACTATTAGCCGCAGCATTAGCAGCATTGACAGCAGCTTGTGCTTGATTAGCGGCATCTGCTGTTGCGTCACCTGGGCCACCAGGACCACGATATATCGCCATTTAAGTCCTCTTGTAGTTTTACTCAGTAAACTTAGTAAATTTACTTAGTAAAACTCCCCAGACCTTGTGAGCCTGGGGAGAAGCTGTTGTGCTATGTAAGCACTAAGCTATTGATCAGTCCACCACCAGACCGACAGCAGCATCGGTACGAATGGTCTTAACGCCGTACAGAGTATCGGCAGTCATCAGATCAGCCAGCCACTCTTGCTTGTACTGGGTCTGTGAGCGAACACCCATCTGCTCAACCAGCGTGAATGCATCACGATGGAAGAGGCCAGCGAGGCGTGCGCCAGACTCAGGAGTCGGAGCATTGCTGGAGATGTAGACTTCGATACCGTACAGATTGCCAACACGACCATTGCGGATTGTGTTGCCAGCGCCTGCTTCACCAGTAAAGGCTTGCTCGGTGTAGCGGTCAGTACCCATCAATGCGTTACGCAGCACGGGCGGGATAACGAAGGAACGGCCATCCATCGGCACATCAGCATCGTCAAGATACTGAATAGCACGGCGAAAACCGATATCGCTAAACTTACCTTCGCCAGCAGCCAGCGAACCATCATAGGCAGCCAGAGCACCAGTCGAGTCGGTGAACGTGAAGACACGGCTGTTAGCATAGCTAGAACCGTTACCGTCACCAATAGACTTCCACAGCGTCCAGATGTCGCTATCAACTTGCACGCCGAGCGAGTAGCCTGCGTCATCCGTGTAGAAACGGCGCAGCGAGGGCAGTGCCTGAACGGTCACGATGTCCTCAATCAAACGGCTGTACTCATAGTGCTTGTCAATGTTGACAACCACTTCGTCTTCAGTAGCAGCAATCAGAGTAACCTGAGAGCTAGCAACCTTAGCAGAAGCAGTGCCACGGGTGGGTTTCGGAATGTGAACGGTGTCACCTTTCTTACCCTTGAAGTTCATCTTGTTCACGAGGTTAGCGAGAACCAGTGACTTTTTATATGCAGCAACAATCTCGTCACTCCAAATCTCAGGAATAAACTTTGCTGCGGTTGTCGTTGTTACGTTATTAGTACCCAAAGGCATTTTTAAATCTCCTAAAAGTTAAGTTTTACTTAACCCGTCCCTCTGCATACGCCGCAAGAATCTCATCTTGTAGTGAATAGTAGCGGTCAGGGTCTTCCAATTGTAGTCGGATAAGGTCTGCTCTTCGATAAACCTTAGAAGTTGTAGGAGCAGAAGCATTAGAACCAACATCTACAGTAGCTGATTTAACTGCTGCTTTTTGGGCTGCTTTAACTTCTGGAGAAGGTTCAGCAACTTTTGAAACAGCTTTAGGTTTAACATAGTTCCAGGTACTAAGAAGTTCTGCGGCAGAATCAAAATCCATTTCTGCATCTGCTGCTGCGTATAACCTTAAACGCACTGGAGAGGCTTTAACCCACTCCGCAAATGTAGGATCTGCTACAGTACTTTCAAAATCTGGAAACTCTGTTTTCAGTCTATTCAATGTCTGCATCCGTTTAATTTCAAAAGCCTGTTCTCTGGCTTCTTTAACTACAGGATGCTGTTCTACTGCTTTGTTTACATACTTCTTAGGATCTTCAAAGAAGTCAATCTCGTCTTCTTTTGTAGCAGGAACTTCTTCTTTTTTAGTTTCGAGTTGTCGCTTGATTAGTTCGTCAGCCAGTTTACGCACTTCACCAACTTCTTGGGCTTGACGACCAATGAGCTTCTCAGCCTCTTGGTGCATCCTGATGATTTCATCAAGACTCTTGCCCTTGTACTTGGGTGGAACAACTTCTTCTACAGAAGTTTCTTCCTGTGCTACAGGCTCTGGAGTTTGCTCAACTTCTTGAGTCTCTTGTTCCTGTGTAATGTCAACTGCGCCTTCTACTTCTTGCTCTTGCGGGTCGATAAGTTCTGCCACATTATCCTCCTGTCCACAATGGATTCTAGGAAATTAAAAAATGCCCATCGGATCAGCTATTTTTTTCGCTTTTCTTTTGATAGGCTCTTGCTGCCTGCTCATGTTTTCTAGCCCACGCATCATGTGCTGTTGGAAACGCACCTGTGATGCCCTCCAACACAAAGCGGGGTGACGAGATAATACGAGCAGCTTCATTGTGACAATGTGGACACTCAACTGAGCGAACCTCATCATCAACAAATTTTTCAGTGATGTGGTCTTTCACACATCTAAATTCAAATATCCGCTTCATCGTTGTAACTCCTCATAAGCATCTTCGGACGCTTCCTTGAGTTTAAAGATGAAGTTAAGGATGTCTAACTGTCCCTTGGCATAGTACAAATCCTCTATGCCATTGCACCTGTCTAAATCCTTAGATACTTCTTCAATCTTGCGTAGGTCTTCGATTAGATCTTGCCATCCCTTGGATGCCATCATGTCGAACCTAGCCTCGTAATAGGCTTGTAACTCTTTATCCACAGTTTCTCCTTATTAGGACTGTGTTGTATTTCTACAACA